CGCCCCGGGCAACCGCGGCGGGTTTTCTCATTCCACGCGCCATGAAGCACCAAACCCACGACAAGGGCCGGTACTACACGACGGCCGATCTGGGCGCCAAGCGCAGCACGACGCCCGAGGGGTTCCTGGTCTGCCATGACGTGCCGATTGCGCGCACCGGCACGCAGCTCTACACCTCCGACGAAGTGCCGATTGACCCAGGCCCTGACGGCCTGATCCGCATCGAGCGCCCACCCGAAGAGGTGTTTCGGCCCGAGACGGTGACCAGCTTCGAAGGCAAGCCGGTGACGGTCGAGCACCCCAACGACTTCGTGACCCCGGAGAACTGGGGCCGCCTGGCCTTGGGCATCACCACCAACGTGCGGCGAGGCGAGGGCATTGCCGATGACCTGCTGATTGCTGACCTCGTCATCACCGACCAGGGCGCGATCAGCTACGTCAACAAGACTCTGCCGGAGGTCTCCGCCGGCTATGAGGCCGTGTACCAGCAGATCGACGCTGGGCGCGGCGTACAGCGCGACATCGTGGGCAACCACGTTGCGCTCGTTGAGCGAGGCCGCGCAGGCCCGCGTTGTTCAATCCAAGACAAGGAACCGACGATGTCGAAGACGACCCCCAAGAAGCGCACGTGGATGGACCGCCTGCGCACTGCCTTCAAGGCCAACGACGAAGCCGCCATGGAAGAGGCCCTGGCCGAAGCCAAGAAGACGGGCGACGAAGATGGCGACGATGACGAGGACGAAGAGAAGAAGTCCAAGACGGGCGACGCCGCGATCAAGGCGCTGACCGCTGTTGTCGGCAAGCTGACCGCCGACATGGCCACCCTGTCCAAGCTGGTCAAGGACGCAGCCGAAGGCGAAGAGACCGAGGAAGAGCGCAAGAAGCGCGAGGCCAAGGAAGCCGAAGGCAAGACCGGTGACACGGTGCTGGAGCCCGAGGCCCCCGGCCTGAACCCCGATGCCAAGGGCACAGTCCTGTCGGGCGACTCCCTCAAGGCGGTGATCTCCAAGGCCGAGATCCTGGCCCCCGGCATCACCGTGCCCACCGGTGACAGCGCCCAGGCCCCCGTGGTCGAGGCCCTGCAGCGCAAGGCCCTGCTGACCTGCCTGCAAGGCTCCGAGGCTGGCCGACAAGCCGTGGCCACCTTCAGCCAAGGCCGCGACCTCTCGACGCTGACGGGTGACAGCCTGGCTGCCGTCTTCAACGGTGCAGCCGAGCTGGTGCGCGTGCGCAACAACGACGCGGCCAAGCCCCGCACCGCCACCAAGGACTTCGGCAAGGCCACCACGGTCTCTGCCCTCAACGAAGCGAACCGCGCCTTCTGGTCCGGCAAGCGCTGATCCGATCACATCCCCCTCCTGAAAGGAAAATTCCATGCCTGCTTTTCTGACTCGCATGCCCACGGGCATCCCGGGCGATGTGACGCGTCCGTCCGCCGCCACCATCGAACCCGGCGTCTTCAACAGCGCCGCAACCTTCGGCGGCTACGGCCTCTTCGGCAAGATCGCTTCCGGCAAGTTCGTGCCCGTGGGCGCTGGCGATGCCGCCACTGCCGTGTACGGCCTGCTGATTCGCCCCTTCCCGGTGACCGGCGCCAACGCCTCCGACCCTCTGGGCACTGCCGTGCCGCCCACCTCTGGCATGGCGGACGTGCTGGTGCGCGGCTACGCCAACGTCAAGGTCAACGCCGGCACCGCTGCCCTGGGCGGTCAGGTCTACATCCGCGTGGCCGCCGCTGCTGCCGGCAAGCCCATTGGCGGCATCGAAGCCGCCGCCGACGGCACGAACACCATCGCGGTGAACAACTGCACGTTCATGAGCGCGGCCGACGCCTCGGGCAACGCCGAACTCCGCTTCAACATCTAACCCGCCACCACCGCAACCACAGGCCGCCTTCGGGCGGCTTTTTTCATTTCTGGAGAACACACATGCGTTCCACGAAGAATGAGCTGGCGGCCGTGGCCGCTGCTTCCATGGCGGCTTCCAGCCGTCTCCTGCAGTTCAAGGACGGTCTGATGACCTTCGACGCGCAGACCATCGACGCTTCCGGCGTCTTCCTGGTCGGCGAACTCGAGCGCCTGGACCAGCGCCTGCACGAGCCCCTGGCGGCCGTGACCTGGTCGCGCGACATCGACCTGCGCGAGGACGTGTCCATCGCTGACGAGTTCAGCTCGTTCACCAACAGCTCGTTCGCTGCTGCCAACGGCGTGAGCGGCTCGGGCAAAGCCTGGGTGGGCAAGGACGTCAACGCCATCACCGGCATCTCGCTGGACATCGGCAAGACCACCAGCCCGCTGCCGCTCTGGGCCATGCAGCTGTCCTGGACCATCCCCGAGCTGGAAAGCGCCCAGAAGCTGGGCCGCCCGGTGGACCAGCAGAAGTTCGCCGGCCTGCAGCTCAAGTACCAGATGGACATCGACGAGCAGGTCTACATCGGTGACTCGGCGCTCGGCCTGTCCGGTCTGGTCAACAGCCCCCTGGTGACCACCTCCAACGTGGTCAACGGCGCCGCCGCCTCGCCCCTGTGGTCGAGCAAGACCCCGGCCGAGATCCTGGCCGACGTCAACACTCTGCTGACCAACGCCTGGGCCGCTGCGGCCTACGCCGTGTGCCCCAGCAAGCTGCTGATCGACCCGGTCAACTACAGCCGACTGGCCGCCACCCTGGTGAGCACCGCAGGCAACGTGTCCATCCTGAAGTACCTGCAGGACAACAGCCTGAGCAACTCCATCAACGGCAAGCCGCTGGACATCCAGCCGCTGAAGTGGCTGACTGGCCGTGGCACCGGCGGCACCAACCGCATGGTGGCCTACAGCCAGGCGCAGGACCGCGTGCGCTTCCCGCTGGTGCCGCTGCAGCGAACCCCGCTGGAGTACCGCAACCTGCACCAGCTCACCACGTACTTCGGCCGCCTGGGCGCCACCGAGTTCGTGTATCCCGAGACGGTTGCATACGCGGATGGGTTGTGATCTAGGAGAGGCAAAATGGCGAAAATCACCATCAACCTCAGCCGCCCCGTCCGGGTCAACCTGGACGCGGAGCTGAGCAAGCGGGCCGAGCAGGCCCACGGCGTCACCGACGTGCTGGATCTGCCTGCGGGCGTTCAGGAAGTCGACGAGGCCGTGGCCGATCACTGGTTTGTCAAGGCCCACACCGTGCCGTTGCCTGAAGCCGATCCAGCCGAGGGCGACGCTCAGGGCGAAGGCGGCGAGGGTGGCGATCAAGCCGCGGCCAAGAAGCCTGCCAAGAAGCCCGCTGAGTAAGGATCAAGCACCATGGACGTCGCAACGTTTCGCCAGCAGTTCACCGAGTTTTCGGACGCCGCAAAGTACCCGGACCCCCTGGTGTCCTTCTGGCTTGACGTCGTGACGCGCATGGTTCGCCCCGAGCGGTGGGCTGACCTGCTCGATGTTGGCCTGGGCCTGGCGCTGGCGCACCACTTGGTGCTCGCCGTGCGTGATCAGGGATCCGCCCAGGCCGGCAAGGTGCCCGGCACCGTGCTGGGCACGCAGACCTCCAAGAGCGTGGACACGGTGTCCGTGAGCTATGACGTGAGCGCCGTGACCAACGAGGGCGGCGGCTTTTGGAACATGACCAGCTACGGCGTGCGCTTCCTGGGCATGGCACGGCTCTTCGGGGCTGGGGGCGTGCAACTGTGAGCAAAGGCACGCTGACCATCAACGACAAGATGCCCGCGCTGTTCAAAGCAATGAGCGCCCTGGTGAAGTCTGAGGTGCTGGTGGGCGTGCCTGCCGAGAGCACCGAACGCAGCGACGGCGAGCCGATCAACAACGCCACCCTGGGCTACATCCACGAAACCGGCGCCCCAGCGGCCGGCATCCCCGCGCGGCCCTTCCTGGTTCCCGGCGTGCGAGCGGCTGAGGAAGACGTCGCCGACCAGCTCGCCAAGGGAGCAACCGCGGCCCTGGCCGGTGACACCGTGGGCATCGATCAGCGGCTGCATGCTGCTGGGCTCGTGGCCGAGACCTCCGTCAAGAACACCATCAACGCCGGGGTGGATCCCGCCCTGGCAGATTCGACCATCGCAGCGCGAGCGCGCCGCGGTCGCACAGGCACGGTGCCACTGATCGACACCGGCAAGCTGCGCAACTCCATCAAGTACGTCGTTCGACGAAAGTAAGCCATGGCCCTGCTCGATGTCTCCGAGGTGCTCAACGACCCGGACCTCATCGAGCCCACGGGGTTGGTGCGCGTGCGCCGCACGCAGACCGTCAGTGCCCAAGGCCTGGCCAGCAACGCCGAGGCGACGCTTTCCTTCTCCGGCGTGGTCACGGCGGGCAAGGGCGACAGCCTGCGCCGCACTGACGCAGGCAACAACGCCCAGGGCAACATGACGGTGACCACCACCACGGATCTGCGCGCCGAGGCCCCTGGCCAGGATGCGGACATCGTGGTCTGGCAGGGGCGGCGCTACGTCGTCGAGTCCATCGCGGACTACCGCAACTTCGGCTACGTGCAGGCCTACTGCGACCTTCTCCCCCTGGCGGGCTGACCCATGGCGAACACCTCAGCAACCGGCGGGTACATCCAGCCGGCGAGCATCGCCGTGCCCGAAGAGGATCTGGCGCTTGACGTCATCCTGCAGGGCATGGTGGCCGGCATCACGGGTCTGGCTGGCGCCATGGTGCGCCCGCGCTGGCAGCCGATCCAGCCGCGCATGCCGGAGATCACCGTCACCTGGTGCGCCATCGGCGTGACCCTCATCCGACCTGACGACAACGCCGCCATCACGCACGACCCGGCCGGCGACGGCGCCGACAGCCTGGTGCGCCATGAGGACCTGGAGCTGCTGGCCAGCTTCTACGGACCCGACGCCGCCCTGCGCGCGGCCATGCTGCGCGACGGCCTGCAGATTGCCCAAAACCGCGAGGCCCTGATGGCTTCCGGCATCGGCTTCGTCACCGCTGGCGAGGTGCGCTCCGTGCCCGAGCTGGTCAACCAGCAGTGGCAGCGCCGCCAAGACCTGCCCATCACCCTGCGTCGCATCGTGCGGCGCACTTACCCGGTGCTCAACATCCTGAGCGCGCCGGTGTCCATCACCAAGTAACCGGAGACCCTCATGTCCCTGTCCGTCTCTGACGTCGTGAACGTCAGTGTGGTGCTGTCGCCCATCGCGGCTGCCACCCGCAACTTTGGCTCGCTGCTCATCCTGGGCAGTTCGGCTGTGATCGACACCACCGAGCGCCTGCGCCAGTACTCCAGCCTGGACGGCGTGGCCAGCGACTTCGGCACCACCTCCCAGGAGTACCTGGCCGCCTCGCTGTACTTCGGCCAGACGCCGCAGCCCTCCCTGCTGTACGTGGGCCGCTGGGCCCAGACCGCCACGGCAGCGGTGCTGCACGGCGGCGTGCTCACCGCACCGCAGCAGGCCATCGCCAACTTCACGGCCGTGACCTCGGGCGGCTTGAGCATCACCATCAACGGCACGGTGCGGGCGCTGACGGGCATCAACCTGTCCGCCCAGACCAACCTGAACGGCGTGGCCTCGGCCATCACCACCGCGCTGGCTGGCGCCGGCACGGTCACCTGGAACGCGAGCATCGGCCGCTTCGACGTCGTGAGCTCGACCACGGGCGCTGCGTCGACCATCTCCTACGCCACGGCCCCAGGCTCTGGCACCGACCTGTCCGCGCTGCTCAAGCTGCAGACCGGCCAGGCCTCCGCACCTGTGGGCGGCATCGTGGCGGAGTCCCTGCTGTCTGCTGTGTCGACCCTGGCCGACAAGAGCACCGATTGGTACGGCCTGTACATCGCCTCCGCAGGCGTGGCCGACGCCGATGTGCTGGCTGTGGCTGGCTTCATCGAGGGCACGGGCAACAGCCGGATCTACGGCGTCACGACCCAGAACACCCAGGCGCTGGACGCCACCGTCACCAACGATCTGGCCAGCTCGCTCAAGGCCCTGGGCTACAAGCGCACGTTCATCCAGTACAGCGGCAGCACCCCGCATGCCGCGGCCTCGATCTTCGGGCGCGCCTTCACCGTCAACTTCCAGGGCAGCAACACCACGCTGACCATCAAGTTCAAGCAGGAGCCCGGGGTCGCTGCTGAGAACATCACCGCCTCCCAGGCTGCGGCGCTGCGCTCGAAGAACTGCAACGTCTTCGCGCTTTACCAGAATGGCACGGCCATCATCCAAGAGGGCGTGATGGTCAACGGCTACTTCTTCGACGAGGTGCACGGCACGGACTGGCTGCAAAACGATGTGCAGACCGCCATCTACAACCTGCTCTTCACGTCAACCACCAAGATCCCGCAGACCGACGCGGGCGTGAACCGCATCGTGGCCACGGTTGAGAGCCGTCTGGCGCAGGGCGTCGTCAACGGCCTGATCGCCCCGGGCGTGTGGACGGCCGACGGCTTCGGCGGCCTGAACTCGGGCGACACCCTCACCAAGGGGTTCTACGTCTACGCGGCGCCCGTGGCCTCCCAGTCCACAGCCGACCGCGCCGCGCGCAAGGCCCCAGTGATCCAGGCGGCCATCAAGCTGGCCGGCGCTGTGCACTCGGTCAACACCATCATCAACGTCAACCGCTGAGATGAAGACGCTGCCCATTCAATTCCTGCGGGAGTGCCTGCACTACGACCCGCAGTCTGGGGTGATGACCTGGGCACATCGTCCTCGTCATCACTTCAAGACCGATCGCGGCTGGCGAACATTCAACAGCCAGCACGCAGGGAAGGCCGCAGGGACCATCTCGGCAACGACTGGGTACCTCATCGTCAACTTCTCCGGCAGCCTGTTCAGTGGCCATCGCGTGGCCTGGGCCCTTCACCACGGGCAGTGGCCAGAAAAGCACATCGATCACATTGATTGCAACCGGGCCAAGAACGCGATCACCAACCTCCGCTTGTGCGAGCGCTCCGACAACCAGGCAAACCGTGGTGTTCAGAGCAACAACACAAGCGGCCTGAAGGGCGCCCACAGGCACGGCGATGGGGTTTGGCGGTCGCGGATCAAGCGCGGCCAGAAAACGATTGATCTGGGGTTGTTCCCCTCTCCTGAAGCTGCACACGCTGCCTATTGCGCAGCGGTCGGTGAGATGCACGGCGAGTTTGCTCGCGTCCAGTAACGCCAACCAAACGGAGATTTCAAAATTTCTACTTACTCATTCCAAGACGTCAACTGCACCCTGGTGGGCGCGGGCGGCGTGATCGACCTGGGCGCCGGCGCCGGTGTGGCGGACGAGGGCATCTCCATTGAGATGGCGGGCGACAAGAACACCATGACGGTGGGCGCAGACGGGGAGGGCATGCACTCGCTGCACGTCGACAAGTCCGGCACGATCACCGTCACCCTGCTCAAGACCTCCCCGGTCAACGCCAAGCTGCAGGCGCTCTACAACCTGCAGACCAACGCGACCGGGCTGCACGGGCAAAACGTCATCACCACGACGAACCCGCAGACCGGCGACGTGATCACGGCTCGCCAGTGCGCCTTCCGCAAGCTGCCCAACAACCTGTACGGCAAGGACGGCGGCACGAACGCCTGGGTGTTCGACGCCATCAAGATCGACCAGGTGCTGGGCGTCTTCAAGTAACCCACCACCACCGCCACACAAGGCCGCCCGCAGCGATGCGTGGCGGCCTTTGTCGTTTTGGCGCGGCCTAGGGTAGCTCCCGAAAGGATGCGGACCTAGCTCCGACCGCATCGGGCCGCGCCATCCTCATCGGAGCATGGAGCACGAGATGGACAAATTCCCGTTTCCCTTGGTCACCACCGTTGACGGCGAGCCCCGGGCATCCTCCGAGGTCATTGCCCGTGGCGTGAAGGTTCAGCACAAGAACGTGATGGAGCTGATCCGCCGGCACCGCGCCAGCCTTGAGCAGTTTGGCCCACTCGCATTTCAAACGCGGAAGGGTAAGGCGCTCCCGCAGGGCGGCTTCGCCAAGGCCGCCGAGCTGGTCATGCTCAACGAGCACCAGGCCGCGCTGATCATCAGCTTCATGCGCAACAGCCCCGAGGTGGTGGACTTCAAGGTGCGGCTGATCCGCGAGTTCTTCCGCATGCGCGACGAGCTGCAGCACCAGGGCCGCAACCTGTGGGCCCAGATGCAGGTGCTCATCGCCCGCGAGGTGGAAAGCAAGGTCCGCGCGTCTTTCGGCGCCCACCTCATGAACGAGCGCAAGCGCGACATCCAGCCCCTGCGCTCTGAGCGCGAGCGGCTGGAGGCTGACCTGCAGCCCCACCTGTTCACCATCCAGTGAGGCCAGCCATGGAAGAAAAGCTGATCAGCCAAGCCGATCTCAAGGCTGTCCTCTGCTACGAGCCGATCTCCGGCATGTTCCGATGGGCATCCAAGCGTCGCGGGGTGTCATCTCAAAACCGGCCCGGCACTGTGGGACTTGATGGGTATCGGCGAATTCGCGTGCTCGGAAAGGCGTATCGGGCCAGCCGTTTGGCATGGCTGTATGTCTACGGCGTTTGGCCCCAGGGGTATGTCGATCACATAGATGGAGACAGATCACACGATGCCATCAGCAACCTTCGCATCGTTGATGCCTTGACCAATGCGCAAAATCAACGGCGCGCGCACCGCGATAACCAAAGCGGCCAACTTCTTGGGGCTTCCCTGAGCGACGAGGGGCGATGGGTCGCCCAGATCACAGCCAATCGAAAAACGAGACACATCGGAACGTTCAACACAGCCGAAGAGGCTCATCAAGCCTATTTGGTTGAAAAGCGACGCGTCCACAAGGGGTGCACGATATGACTGAAATCGAACTGAGCGGTCAGACCTACCAGATTCGAAAGCTTGATGCTTTCAAGCAATTCCACCTCAGCCGCAAGATCGCACCATTGCTGCCCAAGCTGGCGCCTGCCTTCATGGGTTTGGCCGGGTTGAATGACAAAGCAGATTTCACGCAAACGCTGCAGTCGTTCACGCCTTTTGCTGAGGCGCTCGCCGAGATGTCGGAAGAGGCCTCCGAGCAGGTGATGGTCCTGGCGCTTTCGGCAGTGCTTCGCAAGTCGGGCAGCGGATGGGCGCCGGTCATTGCTCAAGGCAAAGCAGCTCTGATGTTTGACGACATGGACCTGGGCACCATCATCAAACTGGTCATCCAAGTGATCGGGGCAAACATCGGCCCTTTCTTGGAAGGGCTGCTTACCGCCCAGATGCAGCCCAAGGAGACGGCCTCGGCCTGAAGTGGGCGGCCCTGCCGGGTGGCGAGGACTGGCTGATGCGGCCCGTGCTGCGGGGTATGTGCAAGTTCGAATCCCTCAAGGACGGCACCCTGGGCCTGGAAGACATCGCCCTGATGAACGACGCCATCGACGTGGTGGCCGACAACGAGCGCCTGGCGCGCTCTCACCTGGAAAAGCAACGTGGCACAAGCTGACATCCTCCGCGAGTTCCTGGTGAAGCTCGGCTACAAGGTCGACGAGGGCAGCCAGCGGCGCTTTGCCGAGGGCGTCGAGCGCATGACCGACCGGGTCAAGGACTTGGCCAAGGCTGCCGTGGTCATGGGCACCGCTGTGGGCGTGGCCGTGGTCAAGGTGGCCAGCGACCTCGACAACCTGTACTTCGCCAGCAAGCGCATCGGTGCCAGCGCGGGCAACATCCGCGCCTTCGAGTTCGCCATCAAGCAGATGGGCGGCAGCGGTGAGGCCGCCCGCGCCGCGCTGGAGGGTTTGGCGCGGTTCATGCGCAACAGCCCGGGCGCCGAAGGCTTCCTGACGGGCCTGGGCATCAAGACGCGCGACGCCAATGGCAACCTGCGCGACACGGTCCAGATCTACTCCGAGCTTGCTGGCGTGCTCAAGGGCATGGACAGCTCCCAGGCCAATGCAGTGGCCCAGGTGCTCGGTCTGGACGACAACACGCTGCAGGCCATCCGATCGGGTGACCTGAAGGCCTACATGGCCGACTACCTGGCCACGCTGGACAAGCTGGGCATCAAGCAGGACGAGGCCGCGGAGAACTCTGCCAAGTTCACGCGCCGGCTCAACGAGCTCAAGACCGTCTTCGGCCTGCTGCTGGAGAAGTTCGCCGCGGGCGTGATCGGCGCCCCGCTGGGGCGCATCTGGGAGCCGGAGATCGCGGCGGTCAAGCGCCTGGTCGAGTGGATTGAGATGCTGGGGCGTCGCATCAGCGAGGTGCTCAACAAACTGTCGAGCGGCAAGTTCGGCGAGTTCGTGGGGCGTGCTACTGCCAAGGTGATGGCATCGCTTGGGAGCAAAGAGGCCCTGGAGGCGCTCGAAGCCAATGGCGACATCAACAAAGCACCATCGGCGGCTGCGCCAAGGGCTGGTGCGGTCGCGGCGCCCACCGACAAGCGGTCCGCTGCCATGGCGTTCTTCCGCAAGATGGGTTGGAGCCAGGCGCAGGCCGCCGGCATCGTGGCCAACCTCATGAGCGAGTCGGGCATGGACCCGGGCGCCGTGGGCGATAACGGGCAGGCCTTCGGCATCGGTCAGTGGCACCCGGACCGTCAAGCCAACTTTCGCCGCTGGGCAGGCAAGGACATACGGCAATCGACGCTGCAGGAGCAGCTCGCCTTCGTTCAGTACGAGCTGACGCAAGGCGCAGAGCAGCGCGCGGGCGCCTTGTTGCTGGCCTCTCGCAACGCCCAAGACGCTGGCTCCGTGGTGTCTCGCTTCTATGAGCGCCCGCTGGCCGCTGATGCCGAGGCATCCAAGCGCGGCGCGCTGGCGATGCAGATCGCCAACAACACGACGATCCACGTCAACGGCAGCAGCGACCCGCTGGCCACCGCGCAGGCCGTCGCCAGCCTGCAGGTCCAGACCTCCCAGGACATGACGCGAAACCTTCAAGGGGCGATGCGATGAACACAGCAGGCATCGGTGCAGGCGCATTGGTGGCGGGCGCGTCCATTGCCAACGTGCTGCTGCGAGACGGCCGCAAGCTGGGCACCATCATTCCCAACGTGGTGGTGGAAGAGGTGCACACCGACACGCTCACCATCACCGATCACCCGGTGGAGCAGGGCGCCCCGATCACCGATCACGCGTTCAAGAACCCGTCCGAGTTGTCCATGCGGATCGGCTGGAGTTCCTCCAGCCTGGCGCTGGATTCGGTGGTCAGCAGCGTGGTCGACAGCGTCAAGGCGGGAAAGCTCACGACGCCCAAGATCAAGACGGTGCGCGACATCTACGAAGACCTGCTGAAGCTGCAGGCCAGCCGCAAGCCCTTCGACGTCAGCACCGGCAAGCGGCTCTACAAGGACATGCTGATCAAGTCGATCAGCACGACGACGGACGCCAGCTCTGAGAACGCCCTGGTGGTCTCTGTCGTGCTGCGCCAGATCATCATCGTGCAGACCAAGGCCGCCAAGCTGAAGGCTGAAAACCAGAAGACGCCAGCCAAGACCGCTCCGGCGGTTGACCGCGGCGTGATTCAGCCCCAGCTCTCCAAGCTGGCCGACAGCCTGCCATCGTTCCTCAAGTTGCCATGACCACACCCCAGCTCATCCCCCTTGAAGCTGGGGCGCAGACGTTGGCCGTTCCGCTGGGTGGCGTGACCTACCGGATGCGGATCTGGTGGCGCGAGAGCGTCACGCCCGCCTGGGTGCTGGATCTGGCCACCGACGAAGGCACCGCCCTTGTCTCTGGCCTGCCGTTGCTGCCCGGCGCCGACCTGCTGGCGCAGCACAAGCACCTGGGCATTCCTGGCGTGCTGTACGTCCTGTCCGACGGCGACATCACCTACGACAGCCTGGGCGCCTCGACCCGGCTCTACTTCCTGCCATTGCCATGACCCAGCAGTACGGCCGCGTTTGCACGCTGACGGTGGGTGACCCCAAAGGGGAGGCGCTGGACCTGTCTGAGCTGCACATCCGCTTCGGGATCATCAACGGAGACGTGCAGACGCCCAAAACGGCCAACATCCGGGTCTACAACCTGGCGCCTGAGACCGCCAAGCGCGTGCGCAAGGAATTCACCCAGGTGGTGCTGCAGGCAGGCTACCAGGGCGCCGTCGGCGTCATTTTCTCGGGCCAGATCAAGCAGGTGCGCATTGGCCGCGAAAACGCCACCGACACCTACATCGACATCCTGGCCGCTGACGGTGATGTGGCCTACAACCAGGCCAAGATCTCCAAGACCCTGGCGGCGGGCTGGACGCCGACCGACTGGCGCAACGCGGCGCTGGAGGCCATGGCGCCCTACGGCGTGACCGCCGGGCAGATGGCGCCACTGCCCGACATCCGGTCGCCTCGCGCGCTGGTGATGTACGGCATGGCGCGTGACGCCCTGCGGGCCCTGTGCGAGACCTACGGCATGACGTGGTCCATCGTGCTGGGCCAGCTCCAGATGCTGCCCGTCGACGGCGTGCTTCAGGGGGCGGCCATTGAGCTCACGTCAGAGACCGGGCTGATCGGACTGCCTCAGCAGACCATCGACGGGATCATGGCCAAGTGCCTGATCAACCCGCTGATCCGTCCAGGCTGCCAGGTGCGCATCAACAACGACAGCATCCAAGAGGCGGCGATCAGCACCAATGTGACCTACGTGGACACCCGACCCACCAAGGACACCGACGGCTTTTACAAGGTCTGGGCTGTGGCCATCAACGGCGACACGCGCGGGACCGAGTGGTACATGGACATGGTCTGCACCGGTGTGGATGGCACGCTGCCCATCGGCGCTGCCTTCACCAACCTGCGAGGCATCTATGGATCGTAGAGAGCGCTGGGGCGACCCCGAGGAGGCGCAGCGCATCGCCCAGGCCGCCCACCAAGCGCGCATCTGGACATGCCTGCCGGCCACGGTGGTCAGCTTCGATCCGGGCTCGTGCACGATCACGGCCCAGCCAGCCATCGGCGGCGTTGCTTTCGACGCATCGGGCATGCCTGTGGCCACGACGATGCCAGTGGTGGCCGATGTGCCGGTGGTGTTCCCCGGCGGCGGCGGCTTGCGCCTGACATTCCCGATCGCAGCAGGCGACGAGGTGCTGCTGGTGTTTTCGTGCCGGCCCATCGACTCGTGGTGGCAGTCAGGCGGCCAGCAGCGTCCGGCCAGCGCGCGCATGCACGACCTGTCGGACGCGTTTGCGATCCCCGGGCCCATGTCCAAGCCCAAGGTGGTCAGCGGGATCAGCGCATCGGCGGTGGAGCTGCGCACCGATGACGGTTTGACGAAGGTCTCCCTGGCGCCCGCCGGCGTCGTCACGATCACCGCTCCCGCCGGCCTGGTCATCAACGGCAACGTGCAGATCAACGGCGCCATCTCGCAAGGCGCGCCAGCAGGCGGCGGCTCGGCGGCGTCCAGCCTCATCGGCCCG